GCCCATTGATCTGTGAGCGCCACAGGTCCTGTACCTGCAGCGTCACTTATTGTATTTGCTCTGAGTTCACTCATAGCTGTCTCCTATATGATTGCGAGGGTGCCACCTGAGGTGACGGTTAACGTTACCCCCGTGTCAACTTCTAGGGGACCAGTAGCACTGGCGTTCTCAGTAGCGGCGATAGTTGTGGATACTGTGAGGATTTTGTTGTTGATCCTGAAGATATCCCCAGAGCCTAATCCAACAGTTCCGTTGTCACCTTTGAACAGACCACCACCACCTATGGGTGCCCATGTGGAGCCGTCGTAGCCCTCGTATGAACCTAGAGTAGTGTTCCAACGAATATCACCAACTAAGGGTGTGCCGGGGCGTTGAGCTGTAGTACCTCGAGGTACACGAATAGCTTCTGTCCCGTTAACGTCTAGGTTACCAGAGATGATCGTGTTCTCGGTGAACGTGTTAGCAGCTCCTAGTTGAGCATACCGGGTGTCACCCTTCTGTCGCGTGATGATCGTTGTGCTGGCAGGAGAAGACGTGCCCCCAGCGTCAAAACGAGCCGCGATGGTTCCGGCAGTTAGGTCATCGTTAGCTGATGGGATCAGATATACGCCAAGTGTTTCAGCGTCACCTTGGATCAAGAAGTCTGTTGCTGAGGTAGTATTATCTTTAAGGAGTAGCGTCGGCTTGAAACTCTCAATCCTAATAGAAGCACTCTCCCGTGTGCCAGCCGAGTTAACACCAGCAGTGTTGGTCAGCACACCCGTCATGGTGTCACCAGCCTTGGCGACGAATAGAGCGGGGTCGAACGTAGCAGCGGTTACGGCACTTGCAGCCGCGTTGGTCTCACTGATAGCAGCCGCAGCTTCACTAGCCGCAGCAGCCACCTCCGATAGACCAGCAGCTGTCTCACTAGCAGCCGCAGCATCTGCGTACCCTGATGTTAAATTAGCAATGTCACCAACGCTCCATGTGGAGCCGTTGTAATAGTAGACGTTGTTGTCACCAGTGTTGAAGTAGATTGCACCTGTCTGCAGTGCATCACCGTCGTTGTCCAGAGTTGGATCAACAGCAAAGTCACCGAGGTACACCTTAGTGAACGAATCGTTAGCGTCGGTTGCCTCTTGGAGTGCGTACGTGAGGTACTCTGAGTTCTTGTTGAGGTTAGTAGATGACAGGGACGCACCACCTCCGAATACAACCGCTGGTGTGTCGATTGGGGTTTGACGGATGACCGAGATTTCTAGGCCAGCGTCTGGTGCGTCTCCTGATATCTTCTTGGTTACGCGTAGTGTGGTGGCGTTGATGAACTCTTGGTTGTACCCTGAGGCCACGTCATCAGTGAACACCTTTGCCACACGTGCGATGACGTGCGACTGATCGAGATAGTCGAAGGTAACAGTGAAGTCCTTCGTTACACCATCGCCTGTATAGTCTACTTGAGAGAAAGCCATGTGTTACCTTTCGTTTTCTGTTATTGGGTTAGTGGTATAGATAAGAATATCCTATCTACCTTTTGAGCATTAGGCCCGCATAGGTGCCTCGTTCGTACTTCTAGTTTATCTAGTGGGTGTTTCGCTGCAGATGTGTTGACAGTTATGCTTAGAACTTGGTCACCAGCTAGTCGATCGCCTCTAGAAATATCTCTGTCTTGCCAAGGTACTGAAATCCACCCATCTTCAAACGATAAGACAAACGCCCCAAGCTTGTTGAATGTGCAGTCCCCATTTTTAACAAAACTAGCCGTAAGCTCTATCTCACCGCTAGTTTCTACAAACGCCACTAACCTAACTTGCTCGTAAGGCTTTGTTTTGAAGTTTAAATCAGACCAGATTAGTAGGGGCACTACGGCTACTAGAGCGAAAACAGCGCCTACGAACGCATCTGTTACCTTAGCAATGTACTTAATCATAGGCGTAACATTAGCCCGCCTGACAATATAAATGTCACGACTGCCCCTAGTATCGATAGTGCGATTGCCCAGAGTATCCTATTGATACCCTGAGCTACCTTATCTTGTGCGCTACGAATGTAGCTAATATCTTTCTGTATCAAGGCTAACTCCGTTGCGTTTTGCTGGTGGCTATCCTTGAGTGTTTGAAAGTTAAGTTCTAAACGCCCGACCCTGTGGCCGAGGTCAATGATTACACCTTGTGCTCCGTTAGTTTCTTCCATACAGACCGCCTTTCACCTCAGTGAACTTAGGCATTTCGTCTAGTATGTTTGCTAGTGGGCTGTTTTCCACAGCCAGAGCTTCGATCCCATTGTCTTTGAGGAATTTAACGGCGACCGAGATTTCAGCCGGGGTTGCTTCCCCCGACTGTATCCGTTGTAGTAGGTCGTTCGCTACAGCTTCATGTAGAGCTCCTAGCAGTTCTTCTTTAGCTGCCATTATTGGCTCTCCTTTTGTTCTAACAGGGGATCAGCCCTGCTGTAGTTTGGTTGATTTCCAGAGCGTAGGGCTTCAAAGAGGTCAGCCTTGTTCTCTAAGTCAGTCCTCGTACCAGAGTGCTCCTGCATGACCTGACCCTTTTGACGCTTGCCAGCTATGACAAGGTCTCGGTAAGGCTTGAAGGTTGCTTTAGCTTTCTTCCGGTATGCCCCTAGGATTTCCTTTACCACACCGATCCGTGTGCCGGGACCGTCCATGCCAGCCGACCCTTGGAAGAGGTCCTTGTAGCTTGCGCTAGACGTTGCTTTTGCCAGAGCTTCCCTGAGTGTCTCTCCACCGATAGTTATGGTGTTAAGATGCTCAAGCAACCCATCATAGACAGACTGACCGGGCTTGTACTCCTCATTCCGTAGGTCTACTCGACCACCGGGCATCATTGGAGCTGGTACAGTTGATTGCATCTGTGTCAGTGCAGTCTGGTTTAGCTTTGCAAGCTTCTCCAGTTCTTTGAACACTGGGTCTACAGTCACGTTGTCCTGCACGAGTGCACCCAGAGGGTCGTACTTCGGCAGAGCGCGGACAATAGGTGCCCCAAGTAAGTCTCGTTTAACGTCAAACTCTTTCAAGCCAGCGCGATCTAGGAACCCATCAAGTAGGCCTCGAGTTACCCTGTAGTAATCATCTCCATCAGTCTGGTTGATGATGTTAGGTGCAAATGAACCGACCATGTTTCTGATAGCTGTCTGCCGTTCGTATTCGTTACGACTTGTGGCAATCTTCATAGCGTCGTTGACACCCTGCAAGAACGTCTTGTTGACTGAGTTCTCAGCCGTAGCCAAGAGCAGAGCCCCCATCACACGAGTGATCTCGTCATCGTTGAACTCGTTGTAGTCGTCAGCCAAAATCTCCTGAAAATCTGCCGTTATGGCAAACAGGTTGGACATTGGTTCTAACCGAGCGTAGCTCTGCCACCTTACAGTGCCGTCTTCATTCTCCATGCGGATAGAGTACGGCCTGTTGTTCTTTAACCAGATTGCTCTGGCCTCGGGGTTCTTTGGTCCACTCCCGGTTACGTTGCCGGATACGGTTAGCTGATATGCACCCATGATGAGCGCAAGTCCGATCGCCTGTTTACCTCTAGCCTGAGCAGCTCGAGAGCCACCTGCAGCTAAGTCTGCTTTGTACGTCTTTGACAACATACCTAAGCCCGGTACGTGAGTAACAGCGTCAACAAGGATATTGGTTGGTGTTCGTACAAACGGTACGATGAACCTCATAGCTGCGTTCTTCTGTGCAGAGCGTTGGATAAGAGAAGCCAGACTGTCAGGCATCAGTTCGTTGGTGAACGTAGCCCTCTGGGATTGCTCTAAGGCTCCCTCTCGCTTACCTGCCCCGGTTGTAGGGTCGAAACTGTCAGCGACATAGCCTTTAATGAACGTGTCCCTCTCTGCGCCAGTTAAACCGCGTTGCTTTGCGATCTGATCTGCATCAGCTAGGATACGCCCCCGGTACGTGGCTTGCTTAAAGAACTCGTCCATGCCCATCAGGAACCGCATTGGCAGTGTTGCCACGGACCTGTAGGTACTGGAGTTCAAACTCATGTCAGCTTGAGTGTCCATCTTGTTGTGGAACACGTCTAGCTCACTGTCGCCTTTCTTCATGACCCGAGCAGCTGCGTCGATAGCATCCCAAGATGCCATGAGTTGGCCTTTGAGTGTTAACGCAGCGTGGCGCATCATTCCAGCGTCACCCTTCAGCGCACCACCGATACCTTCGGCAATGGGAAGCTTGATGTACTGGATCATGTTAGAGATAGCGTTGACCTCTTGCGTACCCGGTCCAGATAACAAGAACGAGATACGAAGTGTGTTGATCTCGTCTATGAGCTTGCTTGCCCCCTCTTTCAGCTTCTGAGCTACAGTCATCTTTCCGTGCTGT